GGTGGCGCACCCTCTTTAACTCCACAAATGTAAGGAATCATTATGGAACTGTTTAAACCACGTGGCGCTGCACAGCCACGCAGACCAACTGACAACAATCAGAAAAACGGACAAGTTATCAATACTCCACGCTATTCTGAATTTGGCGGTTTGTCATCTGCACCTAAAGCTGGCTACAAGAACATGATGTCTATGTCTAAGCCTGGCGATACCAAAAAAGTAATCTAACTCAGAAAGGGGATAAATTATGAGCTTAGAAGATATGTCTTTAGAACAACGTGATGAATTGGCTTTGTTAGCCCGTCAATTGGCTGACAACCCACAAACACGTAAACAATTTTTGCGTATGACAAAACAGGTTAAGCCTGAATTGTCTATTCCTGAACTTGAAATCGAAGAATTTACCAACAGTAAGGTAACGGCTGCGGAAGAACGGGTAATGTCTTTGGAAGCAAAGCTACGTGAAAGAGATGCAAGAGAAGAATTGCAGAAGCGCAGAGATAATCTAATGAAAAAAGGTCTTGCTCGTAACGAACAGGACATTGAAAAGATTGAGGCATTGATGCTTGAAAAAGGTATGACTAATCACGAAACAGCAGCAGAGTATTTTGATTGGATGAACCAAGCAGCAGCGCCTACTCCTAATTCTGCAATGGGTTACAACCCAAGCGCTATCAGCAAGTTTGACCTTTCTAAGTATTGGAAAAACCCACAAATGGGTGCAAGGGATGAGGCAGCAAAAGCACTGGGTGAATTGCGTAAAAACAATCGCCCAATCGGTATTTAAACGCAGTTTAGGGGATATTTTTTAACGGAGATTTATTATGCCTATTGGTGGCGGAATAGTTCCAGCAACGGGATCATCGCAATATAATGAGCTGACCTACGTCACTCGTAGAGCGTTTATCCCTAAACTGGTCGTACAGTTATACAACAGCACACCCTTGATGGCTGCTTTGATTGCTAACAGTCAACAGGCTTCAGGTGGTGTATCCCAAGTTACAGTTCCAGTTCAAGGCGCTCAGTTTGTAAACGCTCAATGGTCTGATTATTCTGGTTCNTTNAACCAGCCTTCAGTCCAACAAGGCGCTTTCAATGCCGAGTTCAACCTGAAATTGATGATTGCTCCTGTACCGTTCCTCGGTATGGAAGGTGCAGTTCAACAAGACTATGCGATCATTCCTTTGATCGAAGCTCGTATGAACGATGCAACTAACGTGATGATGGATGCAATGGCAACTNCCTTGTACACCAACTACACAAATACACAGCAATTCATTGGTTTGCCAGGCGCAATTGATGATGGTACAAACTTAACAACATACGGCAACATTAACCGTTCTACTTACACATGGTGGAAGTCTAAGGTTTACAGTGCTGGTTCAGTTAACCCAACACGTCAAAACATTCTTCAGTACATTTCTGGTACTGTTAAGAATGGCGCTGAAGTTCCTACTTTCGGTGTTTGCGGTTTCGGTACATGGACACTCTTGGCACAAGATTACGTTGGTCAAGAACAGTATGTAATTACCCCAGGCAACGGTTTTGATGGTGATTCCAACGGTCCACAAGCTGCTTTCCGAGCATTGATGGTTGCTGGCGTTCCAGTTTATCCAGATCCGTATTGCCCTGAAGGTACTGTTTACTTCATTAACAGCAACTACTTAAGCCTCTATATCCACGATCAAGGCTCTTTCGTATTTACTGGTTTTGAATCTACACTTCCTAACTGGCAGATTGGTTATGTTGGCGCTGTCTTGATGATTGCCGAATTGGTAAGCACCAAGCCTAAGTCAATGACCAGAGTATCTGGCTATAACTCTATTTCAATCTAAGGAGAATAGCTATGTCATTAGGTTTAAACAAAATCCTCATTTCTGGTACAAGTACCAACACTCCAGGTGCGTATTGGCAGTTAACAACTGTGTCCGTAGCTTCAAGCGGTAACACAGCTATTCCTGCTGGCACATACTTGGTATTCCCAACAGCAAACGTAACCATTGAAGCAGTTTCTGCATACAACGCTAATAGCTCATGCACAACTCCTTCTACTTGGTCTGTTTGCATTGGTAACAATACTGGTGGCGTGTTGATTTCAGACGGTGTAAACGTACGTGCAAACGCTATCGTTGCCACTTCTGCAACCGTTACATTAGCAACCGTTAACGGTGGTCAAGCCGTTTCTGGTACTTTTAACAGCTAAGGAGCAACAAATGGCTAGTTCTGATTCAGTAGGTCAGTTATACCTGGATAGTTTTGGCTATGGTCGTGTCGCTGTTATTAAGGCTACTCCACTCAATACAGCGGGAAATGCAGTTATTGCACTCCCGTTGTTGAGTGGTGGTTTAACTAACGCTAATGCAACTGTTGGATCAGGCAGCGTTATTTTGCAAAAGGTGCGTATTCAGAATCCTACGGGATCTGTATCTTCTGCTAACGTGTCAATCACAACAAGCAATGATGGTAATATTTCAAACGTAGTAGTGGCAAACGTAGTATTAACTGCCCTTACTGGCGCTGGAAAGTACCAAGATTTAACCATTGCTTATACTGCAAACACAGCCATAACTGGTTATCAAACCTCAGCTTTATTCGTTAACGTCAACACTGCTTCTGGTAACAGCAACACTGTTGATATTGCCGTATATGGCGATGTAGTGAGTTTCTAATATGTCTATGATCTATGTAACCAACAATTCCGACAAAAAGCTAAAAGATGGCTATGGCGGAGTATTTTATGAATTTAAACAGGGCGAAACGGTAGAAATACCTGAAGATGTTGCTCGTCATATTTTTGGTTACGGAGATCCTAACAAAGAACCTTATTTGGCAAGGCTTGGATGGATCGTTTCCCAAAACGACTTGGATAAAGGCTTAGAGCTTTTAGCCCAGTGGGATCTATCTACCCAACCTCCAAGCAAGAACCAATCGTTATCCCCGTTGGTGGAAAGAGTACCCCTACCTTCTTCTAAGAAGGGCGGGGGAAAAGTCCTTCAAGCGGTAGCATGAGCTATGGTCAATAAATGTCAACTCTTTCGACTTACATTACAGAAGTTCGCAGACTACTGCACGATGCTAACAGTAACTTTTACACCGATGCACAGTTAACGGATTACATTAACTCAGCACGTGAACGTGTTGTTAGAGATACTGGCTGTCTTAGGACAATCCAAGTAACTCAAGTACCTGCTCCTGTACCTGCTTCAAGCGCTATTGGTGGCGTAACACCCACAAATCCTATTGCATGGGCTGCATCAACAGCGTACACGCTAAATCAATTTGTATTTAGCAACATCTTTATTTATCAAGTTACTACTGCTGGTACGAGCGATACTACAGCTCCTCCTTACCCAGCAAGTAACAATAACAATTACAGCAATTACCCGCCAACTACCGAGTTCTTTAACGGTACTGTAGGGTTAACTTACGTAGGTAATTGTGAAAATATTTACTACTCAGCATTACCTCAAGGTTCTAAAACCTTGGATATTGTTAACATTAATCTGTATTGGGGTAATACACGAGTACCGTTGGATTATCTGGCTTGGTCAGATTTCAATGCTCGACTTCGTTTTTGGCAAAACTACATTGGCAGACCTCTTGCTTTCTCTGTTTATGGTCAAGGCGAGATTTATGTAGGTCCAGTATCAGATCAGGTTTATCAGATTGAGATTGATACTGTCATATTGCCTAATGCACTAACGCAGACAAACCCAGGAATCACCGATCAAATTACTGATCCGTACACCACTCCTGTGAAGTTCTACGCTGCGTATTTGGCTAAATACTATGAGCAGAGTTTTGGAGAAGCAGAGATTTACAAGCAAGAATATGTCAAACAAGCTGGCTCGGTTCTCAACTCTGTATTTACTCGGAGAGTTCCAAGCGTTTACTCTAGTCCGTACTAAACATGGCAGCAGCGGAACAGAAAAAATCGTATCAGGTCGTTAAGCAATTTAAAGGGCTTAATACCAAGGCTAACCGTACAGCCATTGATGAAACTGAGTTTTCATGGATGGAGAACGCACAGCCAATTGGTTATGCGAACTTAAAGATCACTCCTAACAGCGCTAGGGTATATGACAGCGGTAACGTAGCTGTTACTTGGACACACACTCCAGTCTATATGTCCTCAGTCAACATTGGTATTAAAGACTATGTTGTGGTGTTTGAGGATGATGGATCTGCCGAATACTACGATGTTGTTTTAAATACCAAGGGAACTGTTGCTCCTGCTGGTACTTTCACCTTAACTGGTGGCATGAACATTAGCCAATGGAATAACGAGCGTATGCTCATTCTTGATCCTGTAAAGGGTTATTTCACTTGGGATGGCACAAATTTAGTCAGTGTAGGATCTGTAGGTACTATTGCCTTAACTGATGCTGGATCTGGATATACCTCCTCTCCTACAGTAACCATTTCAGCATCTAATGAAACTGGTGGTGTAAACGCTAATGCTACTGCTGCCTTAGTTAGCGGTGGTAACTCTGTAGCTACAATCAGCCTTTCTAATGCAGGTTCTGGCTATACCAGCAATCCAACCGTCACTATTTCAGGCGGTGGTGGCTCTGGAGCTTCCGCAGTAGCAGGTTTAGTTACTTTTGCTACAGGAACAGTGTATGTAAACGTCATTTCTGGCGGTACTGGATATACCAACTCTGCCAACGTAGCGGTCAATTTTTCTGGTGGTGGCGGTACAGGCGCTGCTGGAACAGCTATATTGCAAGGTGGTCAAGTTACCCAAGTTGTAATGACCAACCCAGGATCAGGCTACACAAATGCAGCAAACCTAGTAGTTACCATTACTGGTGGCGGTGGTGCTAATGCTGTTGTTACAGGTTTAATTAACTCTGATCCCAATGTTGGAATAGCGAGCTTCTCAGGGCGTGTTTGGATTGCACAAGGGCGAACTGTGTACTACTCCGCTGCGGGGTCGTATAGCGACTTTACAAGCGTTTCAGCGGGATCTGTAACCTTAACGGACAGTACATTACATGGAAACATTCAGCAGCTTCTTTCTGCTAATAACTTTTTGTATCTTTTTGGCGATGATTCAATCAACGTATTTTCGGATGTTAGGGTTACTACTAGTGGTACTACTCTTTTTACAAACACAAACGTAAGCGCATCTGTAGGATCTAAGCGCCCATACGCCATATTCCCGTATTTCAGGTCAGTTTTATTTATGAATGATTACGGAATGTATGCTTTAGTGGGTTCTACTACTTCTAAATTGTCCGATGCCTTAGATGGTATTTTCCCTAATGTGGACTTTGGAAACCCAATTTATGCGGGTCAGGTATTGTTAAACAATATTTTGTGCGCTGCATTTAACTTTAGATACTTTGATTCAGTATTTACCAATTCTTACCGTTACATTCAGGCAGTCTTTTTTGAAAAGAAATGGTTTATTACCAGCCAAGGTAACA